CGAGCCGGTGGCCGCAGCGCTGCCGGTTGCATCCGCCAGCGGGATGCACCAGGCGCCCTGCGGAAACTGCTGGTTGAACACGGCGAACATGCGGGCCAGCATCGAGCGCGCACCAAAAGCGGCGGCAACCATCGCCGGCGAGGCGATAAAGATCGGAACATCCACAACCACCCCGGCGCCGAGCGTGGTGTATTGCCCGATCAGCAGCGGGATGAAGGCATTATCTACCGGGACCGCATCAGCGCTCAGCTCGACATAGAACCCCGGCACATAGATGTCCTGGGGGATATAATTGAAGGAAATGCTTTCCGACATTTAAGATGTCTCCGAGCTGAGGGTGATATCGATGGAAGTAAGGGTGTTGCCGGCGGCGTCCACGGTGGAGATCTCGATCTCATCGAGCGGCGCGCCCGCTTGCAGGGGTAGGCTGGTACCGGTGAAAGGCGCGAGCCAGGGCTCGAAGACTTCCTCCCATTGAGCCGTGAAGGAAACGGTGACGACGCCGGTAAATACCTGTCCGGTGCCGTCGAGTTCGGTGGTGACGATGACCTCGGTCACATGCTTCAGCGGTGCCGACAAGAATTCGGCTACATGCAGCAGCGAGAGAATCTGCTTGCGGAACGTCTCCATCGAAGCCTCGGCGACTTCCTTGCGCGCGGCAGCAGTGTAGGCAGCCACGGTGAGAGTATTCAGCGTGTCGTAATGCGGCGGCGCATTGCTCAGGAAGGTGAAGTGCTGGGCCGGCGTGTAGACATTGATGCGCGGCGCATCATCGGGCGACCAGGGCGGCACGCGGGTATCGTCAACGGCATCACCGGCAGCGGTCTGCATCAGCTTCAGAAGCTTGATCGTCCGAAACCGAAGTGTGGCGAGAAAATTATCGTCGTAGTTCACCGGTCGGGCGCGATCATCAGATAGAGCGTCACCTTGCCGCCGCTATCGGCCTCCGGCGGGGTGGAGATCACCCACAACCGGTCCGATACGAAGATGGCCTCGCCCATCCCTGGCACTGTGGCAGACCAGGGCAAATCGCTCGCCCGATAGGTGAATGACGGCTGGGAGATAACTTCCACCATCCCCTCGTCATCGACCTTCCGGCGGCTGGCGAACTCGCTGAAAATTCCTTTCAGTGGAATCTTGTCGCCATTGCCGTTCCAATATTCCGCGCAATTACCGAAGGCTTCGATGCACGGGCCCATGGTCAGCGCATCGAAGTCGATCGACATCAGGATTTCTTCTCGGCCTCCGGCGCCGCCGGCGCGTCCGGATCCGGCGTCACCACATCATCGGTCTCCTCGATATGCTTTGCTTTCAGCATATAGGGGATATCCTTCGGGCCGAGTGTCGCGCGCGGGAAAACCGTTCCCTTTTTGGCGATCTTGGGACGCGTGCCGCGGCGCGCACCTGGCGGCATGTAATGCACGTCCACGAGCGCCCGAAGATTTGCCGGCGTTTTTACGACGGTCTCGGCAGGTTTCGCGACAGTCTCGGCGACCGGCGCGCTTGCCGGTTTGGTTTCGTCGGGCATGGAATTTTACTCCTAATGCGAACGGCGTTCGCTTCGTTAGGCGATTGGCGCCGGATCGAAATCTTCCAGATCGCCGCGTTCGATCATCGCATGCGCATCGTCCTCATGCAGCTGATCGGTGCGCAGCACGGTGTTTTTCAAAAGCACCTTGTTGCGCGCCCCTTCCTTGGATCCCGTCGGAAGGAAATGGGCATCGCGCACCGCCCGGACATGGGACTTCAGGCTGCGACGCACGGTCTCCCCGTCCAGCAGGCTCGGCAACGGCTTTGCAGCCTTGCCGGCTTTCGCCGCTTGGCTGCCGGCTTCGCCGCCGGCGCCCTGATTGGTTTCATCAGGCATTGATTGTCTCCGAAAAAAAGCCGCTCACCGAGCGGCTTGCGTTTGATCGCCGCTGCCTACCGATTAATCGGCGGTGGCATCCATCGTAGCGGACCAGAGCGTCTCCGGCCGGGTGCAAATGTACAGCGGATAGCTGTACACTTCCTGGCGGAACCAGCTGTTGCGATCATTGTCGTAGATCGGAACAACGTATTGCTCCAGGCCGGGCTTGTTCACCCATTCGAAGCTCTCACCGGGTGACCATGCGGCCCGGAACAGACCCGGCGCATCCTGCAGGAAGAACCGCGCCTTGTTCGTGGGCACGGCGATCGTCGAGGTGTCATCCGAACCACGATAGTTGATCCAGTTGATCCCATAGAACATGAAGGACTCAAACGCGCCGCTTTCGCGCAGCGATGTCGCCGCGAGCCAGTTCAAATAGGTCTGCCGAACGTCGGGGGAGTTCGTGAAACCGTCGAAAAACTGATCGCCGCAGAGTGCCACGATCTTGGTGACGCCATCGATATAGGCGCCCTGGGCGGCTCGGATCATGCCACGCTTGATCTGATCGGCGATCGGGCGAAGCGTGCCAGCGGCGGCGGCGGCAAGGTTCATCACCACCTCGGCAGGCGGGTTGATGCCAAACTCATTGAACCAGTTGTAAATGATGTTATCGTTGGCATCGCGGACGATGCCCTGGATCGCGCCCAAACGGTGGCGCTCCTTGGTGTACTCGATATTCGCCAACAGGCCGGTCGGACCCGAAAGACGGCGCGCTGCCTCCCGCTGTAATTCCATCAGCAGGTCCGGCGCGTCGAAATCGACCACGTTCTGCAGCTCGGCGGCGGTGATGGTATCACCATGCGCCAGGCGCACCGTGCCGAAGTAGCGCGCCTGGCGTTTTTCGGTGACGCGCTCGGTCGGCGGCGAGCCCCGTTCGGAAATCGGGATGATGGTGAGTTTGCCCTGATACTGCTGGATCATCACCGCGCTGGTTTTGATCGGCTCCGGATCAAACAGGTTCATCGCGCCGAGCCCGATCGGCAGATAGGGATTGCGGGCGACGGCTTGGGTCAGGCTAAGCGTGCTGAACGCGTCCGAACGAAAAACGTTCATTACTGTCGAAATATCGGCCATTGTCTTGCTCCAGGTTGGGCCGCGCTAACCGCGCGGGATGGCGTGGCGTGCGGCCACCCGTTTTGTTGAAAAAATTATCGCGCGATGACGTTCGCGGTCGCGAGCGAGGCCAGAGCCTGCGCCTGCAGTGTGGCGACGTTGCCGGCGGCAAGCACGGCTGCGTCCCATTGAAGTTCGGCGGTGTTCACTTCGCACTCCCGGGTGACGATCGTGACCGGCATAGAAGTGCCAGCCGATACCCAGACTCGGTTGAATAGGATCCCGAGCTTGACGATGGTACCGCCGGTCCAGCTCACCCAGCTGGGCGCCTGCTGGGTCACATTGACGGTGTAAGTGTCGCCCGCGACGGATGCCGTTCCGCCGGCCGTGAGCGTAAAATTGACCGGGCCGACAAAAGGCGTCCCTTCGACGCCGTTTCCAATCTCATCGCCGTTCGGCGCGAAGACATTGAAGGCATTCGCCGAGGTCATGACGATGTCGTAGAGGCCGAATTGATCGCCAGTGCCGAGCGAGACCGAGCCAAGCGTAGCATTGCCCACGTTCGTGCCATGCGCCGAGGTTTCGGTGCCGGTGGTGACTTCATTGACGATCAGACCGCCTTCGAACAGCACATCGCTGCCGGAGGAATTGTCCAATACGCCGGCGTCCCTTGAGAGAAAACCATTAGCTTCGCTGACGAGGAACGCGCCCTCATAGAATTGTTCGTTGATTACAGGGGATACCATTGCGGCTGTCCTTTTCTTGAGGGGCGCTTAGCGGGCCGCTCGGTTGCGATTGAAGGGGGATGCGGCTTTCATCACATCGTCCCACCGTTTATCCGTCTGCTGCTTCGCAGATTGAGAAGCCGGCGCCAGGCCGGGGCGGGCATTGCCGTGGCCGCCGGCGGCCATCGCGGCCGCGAGCGGCGTCAATGCGGCGGTGGTGGATGCGGCAGGTGACGAGCGAAGGATTGCGATCGCCTGGCTGCGCGGCAAGCGGGTGGCGAAGGCGAGTGTTGCCGCCATGTCCTGCCGGGTTGCGGCGGCAGCGTCTGCGAAGATCGCGGCGCAGCGCGCCTGTTCGCGCCGGCGCGCCTGCGCTGCATCGCTTTCGCCGTCCATCTCGGCGGCCGTATCGTCTGCGTCCAGCGCACTCTGGATGCTGTTGCGCAGATTGTTCAATCGCGTGGCTGGATCCGCGGGGTCTGCCGGATCTGCCGGGTCGGCTGGATCCGCGGGGTCTGCCGGATCTGCCGGGTCGGCTGGATCCGCGGGATCAGCAGGATCTGAAGCGGCCGGCGAAAAACCACGGCCGATACCGAAGAACGTGGCGAGCGAGCTCGTCCCGCCCCGCAGGTTTGTTCTTTTCGTCATCGAGTTTTCCTTGAAGGTTAGAGTTTCTGGAGAAGCTGATTGAGCGCTTCGACGGGAGAAGCGACCTCGTCGGCCAAACCTTCCTCCACGCCTTTCGGCCCGATGAAGGTATCCGCCTGCTGCGCAATGATATCGCGGGTGCGCAGATCCCGATTACGAGCGACCAGGTCGACAAAGAGGTTGCCGAGCTGATCGATTTTACCCTGAAAGCTTTGCCTTGCGTCGTCGCTCATCGGCGCGAACCAGGCGCCATCCGCCTTGCGCGCGCCAAATTGCACGACGTTGATCGTGACACCGAAGTCATTCAGCATCTTCGATTCGTCGGGGAACAACGCGATCACACCGATGCTTCCGACGCCGCCGGTTTGCGGAACATAGATCTTGTCGCAGGCCGAGGCGATGGCATAAGCCGCCGAATAGGCCGTCTCTTCGAGGATGGCCCAGATCGGCTTTTTGCCGCGTGCGGCATAGATCAGCTCCACCAGGTCGAACAAACCGGCGCAGTCACCGCCGCCGCTGTCGATGTTCAGAACTACAGCCTTCACCTCGGCATTATTCACGGCCGAGAGGAAGTGATGCGCGATCACGTCATAGCCGAGCCCGTACCACCAGCAATCAGAATCGCGCTGGACCAGCACGTCGCGGATCTCGATGATCGCGACGCCGGCGTGCACGGAGCAGATGCCGCTGCCATTGTCTTCTGCAGTCTCGGCCGGGCTATCATATAGCGCCTGCGGCCCGGCCTGGCGCATCGAGGTCTCGGTATAGAGCGTGCGAAAGAACGCCTTCGCGGCCATCAGTTCCATGGCGATCGGCTTGTTCAGGATCCACTGCTTGGCGCGAACAGCCTTTAAGATATGCGTCATTGCGGTTTTGGCCTCTGATCTACGTTGGTGGCGCTGTCTGCCTGGTTTTTGCCGCCGGCCCAGTCTGGCAAGGTCAGCCCGCGATCCTTCATGCCCGCTTCTTCGATTTCGCGCTGATCGAGCAGATCCTCATAATATTCACCGCTGACATTTGCGGACACATTCTCCAGCGTATCGAAACCGGCATCGAGGCCCAGCACGGCGCCCTGGCGTTCTTTCACCGGATCGACCCAGCCCTGGCCGGGACCGATCCAGCGAGACTTCGCGTAAGCGGCGCGCATCGACACAAAATCAGGCGCGCCAGGCGGCAATGTCACGCGGCCTCGATCGTGAACTTCCTCAAGCCAGGCCACGTAAAACGGGATGCAGAACCCCCGCGTGAAATTGGTGCGGCGCCGGATGACGCTGCGCCAGACCGAGATCAGCGCGGCACGGGCCGAGCTGTAATTCGTCTGGCTGTAGTCCTTCGTTACTTCCTCCGCACTCTCTCCCGTGGCCGCGGCGATGCCGCGAAGGAAGGTATGCTCGAAAGTGTTGAAGTCGTCGGCCTGACCTTCAAACTGTGCGCTCGCGATATCCTCGCCTGGCCCCAGGACCGGAAGCCGGACGCCGCCCAGGCTGATGTCGTGGTCGCCCAGGCTTTTGCGCATCGTCTGATAGCCGGACAGAAAGAGTTCCTGATCCGTGTCATTGCCGTTCATCGCGGCGCGCACCTGGTCGTAATCCTGCGGGCTCTTGATGAAGAACCCAATAACCGTCCGCAGGATCGCAGCCTGCAGCGCATTCTGATCGTATTTCGAGAGCGCTTTGAACCGGCTTAACACGGCAGTCAAAATCCCGAGACCCCGATGCTGTTCGGCCCGATCGTGATCCAGATCGTGGATCACGATCGGACGTCCCCAGGCGGTACGGCGCTCGTAGAAATCCCAGATCACGGCCTCAGATGCGTCGAACACATCCCACGGATGCGCCCGGCGGATATGATATCCAATCGGTGCACCGCCATCGCTCAGCTCCACGCCGCCACGCGTGTTATGCGTATCGGGCCGGCGAAAAGGATTGCTCAACCGATCCGGGTCCAGCAGCTTCAATGCCGTCGCGTAGCGCGCGCCACCCCAGCCGACGCGCTCCGGCATCCATTGCAGGATCGCCAATGCTTCGCCATCGATCAGCTTATGCCGGTACGCGGTATAAAACTGCTGGCCGAGGCTCTGCATCTCATCGGCATCGCCCAGCATCAACGGATCGTCAGCCATCAGCCGCCACTCAGCCATGACGTCCTGGCGATATTGAGCCGCCCATTTCGCCGTGAATCCAACGTTCCCAGTAATCTTTGCCAACGCGCGCCAGTTCGGCTGCGGCACGGGAAAAAAATTCGATCCGACCGCGGACTCTGCCTGCCGCGAAATAATGCCCGCCGCCCAGCCATCGTTGCGCACCAGGTCGCGAGAGCGCGCCCGAATGAGCGATTGGTTCCAGTTGATCTCGGCATCCGGCGAGCGGTTGAACGGCAGCCAGTCGCCCATCTCTGAGGAGAACGGCACGCCTGCCTCGTAAGCCTGCGGAGGCGCCCAGCGCCGGTCAACCCTCGCCTGTGCCTTCACCGCATTGATATAGGCCCGCGGGATCTCGCGGCCGTCTTCGTAGACCAGGCGTGCCGGATCGCTCAAAGCGATGTCCCCAACGCCCGGCGTGTGCGGATGCCGAGGCCGTTCTTGATATCGCGAATCAGCACCAGCAGCTGGCCGTAATCCGTTTGGGTATAGGTCACGGTCCGTTTACCTGTGCCTTCCTGGAACTCGACCTGCACCGGCTTGACGCCGCTCACCACATCGATCAGCGCCTTCTGTGCCTGCGCGAGTGCGCAGTTCAACACAGCAGTCGGCAACCCGGCCAGCGGGCCAATCGGGCGACGATCGGCCAGGATGCCTGGCGTCAGCATACGCACGCTTCCCACCAGCGAGATCGAATAGGTCGGATTGCTCTCGCTCATATCACCGCCTGAATGGAACCCTGGTTATCAACTTGACACCGGCCAATCCTGGCGCCCGCACGACTGGCGCCGAGAGTGCCGGTTTAATTTCCGGAAGCGGCTCGTATGCCGTCGCCACTCCCGTTTTATCCTCCGCCTCGGTGCCAGATACAGCCCGCAGCGGCAGGACATTTGAATTGTTATCCCACTCCGCTGCCCAGGGCGGTGGCCTGTCCCAGGCGATCCGATCGAGACCGTTCAGATGTGCCAACACGTGATTGCCGACCGCGGTATCCAGCGGCTCGTTGCGCGCATTTTCGGTCAGCTTTTTCCAGCGTCCGCTCGACTTCCGCACTTCGGCAACCAGACCCTCGAAGAACGGGCCGGGCTCGGTTTCACTTTTACGCAACGCGGCCGGTACATGCATCGCCCAGGGTCCGGCGTCAGCCTTCGCCAGCTGCGCCGAGAGCCCATCTTTGAAGCCGGTGCCATTAAACAATGCCAGCGGGATCTCGCCGCGCGCAGCGGCCATACGATCGCGCCGTTCCGTGTCGGGGTAGACCACCTGCAGGCGAGGCGCGTTCGGAGACGATGCGCCTTTCGTCAAAATCAAAGTCCAGCAATCACGGCCGTCGATGCGCCCGAGATTGCGCGCCAGCCGGGACTTCCGAGCACGGCGCCAGGCATCATACGCCTGCAGCGTGCTGCCGGGGGCGCCGGCCATATCGATGCCGGCACAGCGAGCCTTCATTCCGCGCCCACTGGCGTCATCCAACGGCCAGACCGTCTCCGTCATCCAGGCGATCAGTCTATCCCAGTCGCCGGCGCTCACCGTCGTGTCCGCAGCAAAAGTCCGGTAGTCGATCACCCAGCTTTCGCCGGCGATCCCCCAGCCGCGCACCATCGCCTCAAAGCGGTTTGACTGCACGTCCGCATGCACCGTGATGAAGCGAACGCCGTTCGCCACAATCCCACGCTCCAGTTCCGGCTCGGCGCGCGCAGCGAGCGTCGAAGCATCGATCTCATGCGCCCGGCGCTTGCGCTCCAGTGGATAGCCCAGATGCTTCGCCATTACCTCGCGCAACGGCTTCACGTCACCGCTGGCGGCGTACGCCCGCTCCGCCTCGACCTTGCGGCGCGCCAAAGACCCAATGCCGCCCAATACAAAATTACTCATCGCGCCGACGATCCACCAGCCGTCGGCCTGGGCGCGCTTCAGCTCGCCGGTGATGATGCCCGTTTCGTCGATCGCCTCGCCACGGCCCACCCATTTACCGGTCAGGTTCATGCCACGACGCTGCCGATCTTCGATCAGACAGCCATTGGTCGGGCAGAGCAGCCGCGCCATGTCCTGGACCTCGTCCAGCGGCGCATCTTCGTCATAGTCCAGCGTCATCACCCGCTCGGCGCCGGGGTGCGGGCTGCTGAATACGCCGCATTCCGGGCACTGCCAGTACCATTTGCGCTGGGTGGAGCCCCGATAGTGCTTGGCGATGCCATGGAGCCATTGCTCGGGCTCCAGACCCCCTGCCAGATCGGCGTGGCCGATAAGCACGAGCTTGGATCGCTCGCCGAACGCCTGGCGCCGAAGGCTGACCAGCTGCTCGACGTCCGCCGGCCCCTCGGCACTGCCCATGCCGACGCATACGGCGTCATATTCGTCGACCACGATGCGAGGTGCGCTCTTCGAGATCATGGTGGATGCCGTCGCCGGCAGAAATTCCACGCTCATCGGGCCAAAGCGCTTGAAGCCAAGCGAGTTATCGGCCAGCCCGCGACCGAGATGCTCGCTGAGCGACCGGTTCACCTCGATCATTGGATTGATCTTCGAGCGAACGAAGCCACGAATGAGCATTTCCGTCGCCGAATACCAAAGCATGTTCGCCGGATCGACGCCGACGCTATACATCAGCCAGTTTTCGGCGGCGGTGGTCTTGGCAGACTGACCAGGCCCAATAAAAACCGAGGTCGGATAGCTGGTGTCGCTCTGGCTATCCATCATGCCGGTAAGGTAGGGCGCCTCGGCATGGCTCCACATGCCGACATAGCCGCCGCCGTGATTGGCCATCCAACGATTTCGGGCGACATATTCTGAAACGCTGACCGCCTCTGCCGGCAGAAATGCTTTCAGCGAGTCAAGCAGAAGGCCGTTTGCATCGGCGAATACATCCCGCCTTTGCGTCGCCGCCTCATTCAGCCGCAAGTTTGAATTCTCCGCCTTCCTCGTCATCCGGGCGCCGCAGGAAATCTGCCGCATCCCTTGCGAACGCCGTTCGCGCATTATCGAATTTCGCCCGGATCGCCTGCATCACAGGCTCCGGAATACCATGCTCACGCTGCACCGCGGTCAACGTCGCGGTCATATTGGCCGCGAGCGCACGGAACAATTTATCGAACGCCGTTCTCACCTCATCGGTGCGGACCAGGAAGCGGGTCTCGATTTCTTCCTGGCGTAGCGCGGCGCGAAGCTTCGCCGCATCCATCTGATCCTTATAGGATAGCTCTTTGCCTGCCGCATCCTTCGGACCGCCGACAGGAAGCACGAGCTGCGCGAGCAGATCCGTGCGCTCAGCACGCTCCGCTTCTTCCTCCGCTCGCTTGATGCGGAGAAATTCGACGGCACGCTCGCCATCGATGCGCCAGGTCTTACCGAGCGCCCCACGTTCGATCACCGGAAAGTCCGCATAGCGCTCGATGAGCGCGGTCGCGGTCGGCAACGACACGCCGACCAAACTGGCGAGCTCTTTCAGGTTGACTTCAGGAATGGAAACCTCACAGAAATCTCAACAAAAACCTGATTTTTCAAACGACTATCCGTCAGACAAACCGGGGTGCGAATTACCCGTGGCGGCCCAGATCGCCAGGAGGGACCCGCTCATTTATTGCCGCCGACGACGTTCAGCGCTTCGTCCAGGGCGGCGGGCAACGCCGCCACACCATGCGCCTTGGCGAGCGGATAGAACGGGAAGCGTGGCCCATAGTGAGGTGCACGAACGAAAACCATTACCGGTGCGACGCGACCGGTGCTGATGACTTTATAAATCCCCGGTGGACCGCTGCCACCGTTCGCCGAGGCGCCGAGGTGGACGAAATACTTCGCCTTGGCCCGCGCGCGCCGTGCCAGCGCGCGCCTGGTCACCGCCTTGGCAACTCTGCCGCCGCTCTTAAAGGCAGAGACGGCAGCGAGCACTTCCACGATCTGCGCCGAGGATTGGTTGCCGTACCGATCCAGCAACGCGGCCTTACCCGGCACCACAAACATGCCGGATGGCAAAATCCCTTTGGCTTGCAGCGCTTTCTCAAATGGCTTCAGCTCGCGCCGGCCACCTTCGATTTCAGGGCCGAGATAGCGCTCCGCCGGCGTTCCTTTGCCCGTATCCTTCAGCAACACCGCGCTGCTCATCGTCGCCTTGTTCGCGAACATCGATCGGCTTGCGTTCAGGGCATAGGGCGTCGGATTGCTAAAAATCCGCTTCATATCGACCTTGATCGCGTCGCGGGCGATATTCGAGGTCTTATTCAGCGCCACGATGCTCGCTTGCGGCATCACATCCCGATATTGTTTCCGCAGGTCCGCAGCAACGCCGTCAGCGAAGCCTTTGAACGAATGGAACTCGGTCATATTGAATTTCCCCAAGCACCAAAGAAAAACCCCGGAGCTTGATGCTACCGGGGTTTCACATGCGCGTCCGCGACGATAGAAAAATCCTTAGTGTCGTTTGAGGAGTCTGTCTAGCCCTTCAAAAATTATTTTTATACCGTTGCGATGCCAAAGCTGCACCGATTTATAATCCGCGCCGACGGTGCGTCCCAGCCGGCGCCAGGAATACAGATATCGCTCGGTAATCGGATGGTTCAGCGCGCGTAGGGCAACGATCTGCTTTATCACCTTGTGATCGATCATCCTGAGCCATTCGAAGGCTTCCTCCATCTGCGAGATTTCCATTGCGGACGGTCGCAGCTTCAACGGGATCACATTCCACCCATAGGCCTCGATTACTTCGTGCACCACGTCGATATTCATTGTAACCGACTCTGACGGACCATATCGG